TGAACTCAGTCACATTATCGAACTCTACTTTAGCAGCATCGTAACCAGACATGCTGGTGTCCGATACCTGAGACGTGGCAGTATCGCCCGTCCATACTACAGTATCATTCAACGTGGGTGCTTCAGAGAAACTTGTCGGATGAGTAATTCTTGCTTTGTACAAACTTGCTTGAATTACATCAAAACGTACAATAGGATCTACGCCACCATCCGTGGGATCTGAACTCAAAACATCTGGGGTTGGGTTACCATACACACCAGAAGTATCGGGTGTCACAACACACTTCGACTCGACGTTTCCTACTACTTCCATTTCTTCTGCGTTTACTACTAAACAAAAGGTCATCAGAGTACCGAATAATATAGAGGTTTTATTGAACATGTATTGTTCTCCCTTATGTATTACTTCTCATACTGTAAATCAACTAATTGCTGGTGCTTCAATTCAGAAGCCAAGCCCACTCTCAAACCTTTCTTACTATCGGGAAGTTTACTATCTTTCAACACAACGGTTTCCGGATATTCACCTCCCTTTATCGCCACCAGATAATTCCGAGGCAGATAATTTGTCGCAATTAATGCGTTATGTAACAATGTATCTTGTTCTTTCTGTAGACTCGCACCAAGTGACAACCCTAACATATCTTCCAAACTTTCTCTAACTTTCTTCTCCATGGACTTAGCCATCTTCTCTCTTTCTTCTTTTTCTTCCTGCTCTTTTTGTGCTTGTAAATTTGCTTTACGATCTATCTCTGCTTGAATATATTCTTCGCTACTCGTATCTACCTCTTGTTCGGGTATCAACGTCAAAGGATCGATATATCCTTCGCACGATGGATTGTCCTGTGGACTATTACAAGGAAGGTATTGGTATGTGTAATACACTTCAGGTTTTAATACCGTTCCAAATCCTTCTACTTCTATACTACCATCTCCCCAAAAATCAAGTGGGATTGAACCGACAGGAATTGCTTTACTAATTGTATTTCCTGGCAATCCAGACCAATCATCACTTGCTCTAAAAATGTATCCTTCTCCTTGTGCGTTTTCGTTCTGCACATGAACCAACATATCATCTTCTGTAACCTTTTCTGTAGTGTACCTATAAACCACATTGTTAACTTGCAACCCTGCCGCTTGAGGCAGGACGTTTGACATCACCCAATTCAACCCTGCATTAGCAGCATTGTTTGATGTCGCATAAATTATATCTGCTTCGCTAGAGTAAGAGGAGCAGGAGTAAACTAGCAACGCCACCAGTGCCAATGAGTGTTTTCGTGCCATCGCTTAACCCCTTCTCTTCTTCTTCCGTAGGAACATCTGTTGATGGTTCCAATTCTTTGTTTACTGCCCAAGCAGCCTTTGCTTGATCTCCGATCAAACCGTCAAACGGGCATGGTGTTCCTGCCATCAACATCGCGTCAAAAACTCGTTCGTCTTGACACAATGTGGATACCGCAGCAACTTTCATGCCCATATCATATAGTGTCTTAGATAATTTTAGACGCTCACAGTTTGAATCAGTAATTTGAGATCCCATCGAGATACCCAAAATCTGAGTCTGAACAGCACCCGCCACACCAAAGGTACAGAGGTCGCTGTTCGAAGTATTTATCGTAGGAGTGATTGCAGACGCAGGAGGTGATTTTAGCGTTGTAGTAGAATTAGAATCTACTGTACTTCGAGTAGTACTGTCCGTCTTAATCGTGTTGTCGTCTATTATTGGCGCTTCTTCAGCAAATGCATAAAGTGACATTGTGCAGAGAAGCAGTAGTAAATACTGCATCGTTCAATCCTCATATCTTGTATGAGTATTTATAACGATTAGGTCTTTAGTTATCTACTAAAATGATGTCAAAGATGGCACCCGCACCTGTTGCGGCATCAGACACCACATCAATACGAATGTCAGACTTTTCGGGTAAGAAAAGAGGGATAGGATATTCGTGCATGAAGGATTGACCACCCGCAGTACCGAATTGACCTTTGATACGAAACACACTGCTAAACTCACGAACTTTAATTCGGAATTGACACGCAGGATTACCTGTGGATTTGGTTGTGCTACCATGAATGTTCATCAGAAACCCTTGCTTTCCAGCAGGAATGGTATACAATGCCATCTCTGTTTGTGCAAGACCTGCTTTGATTCGTGCGGCAAGTGCGCCACCGATTGTGATATCTACATCATCTCCGTTAGGTGTACTCTCCATGAACGCACGAAAGATGCGAGAGAATACAACGGGAGACGCGGAACCCACAGGAATGGTTGTACTGCGAGGATTATAATCAGCATCAAGACCTTCAACGACAACGACTTCGCCAGTATCAGTTGTGTTGTCTGTTACAGCCGCCACACCATTGGAAGGATAAGGATAGATTTCAGTAGTACCATTACCATCCCATACAGTTTCCACTGTAGAGACACCAATGTCTGCACCCGTAAATCCAAACTTATTGACAGACGATGTACCTAAAACACGTCCTTGTGCTATTGCTATCGCTTCGTTTTCTAGATATCGTTGAATTGCCATTAGTCTTCTCTTTACGGTAAATCGTCTACATCACAAGAGATTATACCGAAAGCGTCAGCACTGTCTCCTGTAGTATTATTTATATCAAATAAATACGCGTCTGCCTCTCTGATAACCTTTCCGGTGGTCGCGTTTAAACTCTTATACAAATTAATTTTCATTTCGAAATCAAGTGTATAGATTATTGTTCTTCTGTTTTCAACAGAGCCTTCATAATCATCTAGAAAGGTAACACCGTCTAATCTAATAGGCACATCTTCTTTGAGTGTATTAAATTCTTCTAAAGGTATAATGGTGACCGTGTATTGCGGATCAAAATATGGTAGTATTTGCTCAACCATTTGCAAAGCATCGTCTTGATTTTTTGCATAACAATTTAATTGTAGGTTGATTAAATACGGCGTTGGGGTGTACACTGCGCTCAGGCTTGTAGCAGAGTTGTTCTGTCTTGGTTGTTTAGTCTTTAGCGTTTTTGGCAATTGTCGAGCAGGATCATAAGCTATATTAACAATCTCAAAAGACATACGTGGTAAAGATAATGCAACCTGCCTTTCCTGCGCTTCGCCAAGATTCATTTGATTTATTCTATCAAGATAAGTCCTTCTTGGCGCGTAAGCAAGCGGAACTCTTAAATCACTAAGAACATTTCCTGAAGAACTTTTACGAACAATATTAATATTATTAAACAATGAACCAAAGGTGGCCACTGCAGTTCTCATTCTTTGATGATAAAAATGACCTCCAAACATTATTCAGGATCTCCGAAAGGATTGTTCTCGCTAAAGTCCATAAACTCTATCTCTTCAGTGTCGAATGTCGTGTTTTGCGCATTGGTTTGAATAGATTGTAATTGTTCAACTAAAGTAGGTGTTGCTGCTTTTAGAGAAACGCTACCAACAATCTGTTTAGTAGTCGTAAACGAATGGACAGAACTATCAGTATTGCCAACATTAGCAAGGTATAATTTAAGGTTGGGTCTGTCCCAATCAACAACTTCACCCGTTATCGAGTATCCATCTGAGTCAAACGTTTGCGTGATTATTTCGTTTCTTTGCCAGCTTGTTAAACTACTGCCTGCTGAGTCTAATGTTATACCAGCAGAGTCTAACGTAAGAACAGTTTGGTATGCAAAAGCAGATTCTACTTCATCAATTTCAGCAATGTTCGTATCAAAATCTTCACCGCTATACTCAAACAATTCACAGAACATACGAAATGTCGGAAGATTCTTGAGCTGATAAAAAGGAGATTCGTCTTCTACTCGCATAATTTGGAATATTGAGTTAGAGAGCGGCAGGTGAATCAGGTCGCCTTCTCTCGGGCGATAAAAAGGTTTCGTGTCGGGCTCTGCCTCAAAGGGAGAAATTTCAGAATTCCACCTTCTCCTTGACACAACAAAAGTTGCTTGGTCTCGAATTTCTACTCCAAACTTAGTAAATAGGTCGCCTTCTCCGTCAAACCCATCAACGTTCTCAATATACATTTCGATTTGATATGCTCTAGAAAACGTAGAAGGAACATCGTCTACAAAAATAGCGTCGACATTAACCAATTCTCTTGGCATATAATTCACGTCTTGCCCATACATTTTTAAAGACTCGACAATCAGGTCTTCGTACAATGTTTGTTCGGGTCGTGTGCCCTGAGAAAAATATGGATTTGTGGCCATTATTAACCTATGTAGAAGTCAGGTGGTGGTTCATGTTCCAAACGCATTTTGTCTTCTAGTCGAATCAATTCTTCAGTCGCTTCTTGATACATCTGTGTACCATTAACAGTTACTCCACCAGGAAGTTGCATGTTATCAAACTTAGACATATTTGCGCCCCACTGCTGTTTGATTAGCTGCGTGGTAAAGTCTTTCATAAACATATCATTATAGACAGAAGTGAAAGTTTCTGGGTCGAGGGTAGAATAGATCTCTGCAACAATATAGTCGCCAATTTTAAGATCGCCGTCGTTAAAATCACCAAAAATGTAAAGCCGGTCTTGATGACGCGACCATTGAACAAGAGGTTTGCCGTGCAGCTGTTGGTCGACCATTGACAGATATTGTTGCATTTGATAAAAGTAAGACATGTCTCCTGCAAAACTAATGAAGTCTGCCATTGAATTCAACATCATCTGATATCGAATGTCAAACAACCCAGCTGAACCGAATGTACTAGTGACAGGAAATACTCGAGTCACAAACATAACGTCAGAAGGAATTGATATGTATTTGTTGTCGATATCTTCCTGTGTTACCTGATGTTTAAGGTACGCGCGTAGAGAAGCGTCAGAATGAAATTCTTGATATTTTTGCAGAGAGTCATCGACCTTGTCTTCGATTTGATCTACGTCGACGTTTATCTCGATGACAGGATCTCCTAGTCTTCGAAGACAATAATCGATTAATCCCTGTCTGGTTGAGATTACAGCCATTACATTAAATCCTTAGTTAACAGGTCTATTTATAACGTTACGAGCTTTGAGATCCCGAGCCAGTGACAAACGAATTGGTGCTCATCGCACCTATATCTGTTTGTATAGTATTCGACCCCCAAGAATATTTGTCAATATTGGTTCGATATAGTGGGGAAGTGACGTCACCGGTGACGCTGGAGCTGGTGTCTGCATACCCATGAGTTCCCGCGTTAAATGCGCTACGATCAGTTCCGAACGTATCTAGACTCGAAAAAACCACCACAGATTCGTTTTCGCTCGCAAATGGGAATCTTTCCATGCTATTTTTAGCTGCGGTGATTGGGTTGCCTGGAGGTGATACACCGTTGGGGAAGGTACCTCCTAGACTATATCCAGCTTCACCGTCTGAAAGACCAACAGCGCCTTCTGTTAATGACGAGAGGCTAGTAACTAAATTAGTATAATTATCGTCGTTTGCAAAGGGAAATCTTCTGATACTATTTCGGCTGAAGAGCGGAGTCGAACCTGGACCATAGTTTTCTCCTCCAGCAGCATAACCATAATCTGTTGAGTGAAAACCATGGGCTCTTAATGAATATCCTGCTGGAGTCAATGATGTCCGACCGCCGTTTGTCCAAACGTCTGATGCAAACGCGTGTCTTTCAGCACTAATAAAGGGAATCTGCGGTATCCCCACGGGGGACTGCGTATTACTTATGATTGACGATACATCAACATAACCATTAACAGTCGAAGAAATATTTGTGGCTCCCCTTGCTTGGTCGTTCATCCTATGATTAAATGGTGACAATGTTGCAATTGCAGC